GCCTCTTGTCGAATGGCGAGTATGACTATCGGCCAATGACCGAAATCGAAATGCGTGACTACCTGCAAGCCGACGCTTGGTAATAAAAAAGGCCCGCCCCGTAGGGCGGGCCGAGGCGGGTTTCGTCGGAGAATCCCCCGCTACAGGCGCGGGCCGCCTACCGCCCGGTGAGGAGGTGCTATCGCCGGGCAATCTCTAGCAACTCGGTGGGCTCCATTTCAAAGCGTCGACGCGGGCGCGTTGGTACGCAACAATAGCGGCTTGAATACCCGCCGAGGCGCGTGCCGGTTGATCGCGCGGGTCCTTTATCCACCCAATAAATAATGCCTTCATGTGATCATGGAGCGCGTCATCGACCGCCGACAAGACTTGTCGGCGAATAAGAACGCGGTCCTCGTCGGTGACACAAATCGGCTTCAATGGTTGTGCGGTGCTTTGCGAGTAGATCATGCCGCCGACCACCAGCATCATCACAACGGCAAGGCCGACGACTTTTATCATGCCGCTTGCGCGACCTGGTACTCGCCGGTGAGCACGGCGGCGATCGCGGTCGCGATCTCGCTAAAGCGCGCGCGGTAGAGCTCGGCGTCGGCCGAGCTATCGACAAAGCAAACCTCGATCAAGATGCTCGGCATTTGCGTTTGATTGAGGAAATAGAGATCGGTCCTTTTCTTGGCGCCGCGGTTGACAAAGCCGACGCCGGCGATCGCGCTCGCGACATGGCCGGCGAGCGTCGATTGCGTGACGTATAAACATTCGGTGCCCATTGGCGATGTCGTCTCAACGTAGGCGTTGAAATGCACCGAAACGTCGAGGTCGCGGTTTTGCGCGTTGTGATAGTCGACGATCGTATGCAGGTTTTCGTTTTGGCTCCGGCTCGTATCGTCGTGAAACGTCTTGACGTCGACGTCCATCGCGCGGAGCTCGTCGGCGACCGCCTCGACGACGCGGCGCGCCTCCTCGACCTCGTTCAAGATGCCGACGGCGCCAGGCACATGCTTGCCGTGACCGGACGATATGACGATCCGATCGAACGCAACCGGGACCGAGCCGCGCGACGTGTACGGGAAAACGACCTCGACCTCGTCGTCGGTCGTGATGCCGAGGGCTTCCATCGCGCCCGGCGAAATATCGGCGACGCGCCCGGTGTCCTCGTGCGGTCCCCAATCGGCCGGATAGACCTTGATCGAGCGGCCGGTTTTCGGCGCGGTGACGAGTGCCATTTCCTCGAGCAAAACCGGCGTCGGCGTCTCGTCATAATCCCACCGGCACGCGATATAAGGCACCGCCGGATTGAGCCGGCGCGCGAGGCCGGTCGTGCCTTGCGGTTGATAGCTCAAAAATAAATGCGGCGCGGTGTCGACGTCGTAGATAAATGCGAGTCCTTCCGAGGCCGATACGCCGCTATCGAGCGGGCCGCCGAAATGCGAAACCTTGCCCTTAAGATTGAGAGTCATTTGCGTTTGCGATTTGCTTGCGGCGCGGGTTGCATCGCCTTGCCGAGAAATTCGCCGACCGTGAGCGGCGGTTGACCTTCCATCGCGCGGATGCGGTTTTCGTGGTCGTAGAGCACGGTTGTTTCTGGCGCGGGCTCTGGCGGCGCAGTCGGCGGCGGCACATACGGATCGGGTAAGCCGCCGCTTGCGATCCATTCCTCGTATTCGGCTCGGTCGCGGTTGGCCGGATCGTCGGGAATATGCGCCTGGTCCGCCGTGCGGATAACGATATCCGTGGCGGTGAGTTGATAGTCCGCCATCATAGCCTCGCGTCGGCGGCATAGTGAATGTAAACGCCGCTACTGTTTGTCGTATTGTTGCCTACGCCGAATGACGCTTCGCCGGGCGAGCCGGAAATAAATGCTGTCGCGAAACTGTTGCTCCCGTCAGGGAGACTTGAAAACTGATTTGCTACTCCGGTACCCGACCACAACAGGATAGTTGGCGTTGCCCGCTTTCGGGTTTTGAAAAAGATCATTGATTGCGAATTAGTTGTGCCGCCTACCGCTAATAAAGTTAATCCACACAGACCCACGGCGGTATTCGTCGCCGGTGCCGTCGCGTAGTTATAACTCTTTTCCCAATATCTCTGACACAGCACTAATTCCTGATCGAAGGGCCGCATGATGAACGGCGAGCGCACGGCGCTCGGTGCTTCATTGCCGGGAACAACAATCAGGCCACCGATCAAAAAGCTGTCAGTCGTTGCGGCAACGCCATTGATCGTCCCCGTCGCGCCCTGAAAGTCGCCCGCCGCCCACGCGCCGGCCGCCGCCTGTTTGCTGGTCCCCGCCATCAGCGTGAAAAAGATTTCCAGGCCGGTGCCGTTGCCGGTATTCCATGTGCCATCCGTACAGCCGGGAACGGTGACAGTGATATATTGCCAGACGTTTGCGGCGAGCGTGAAGCTGAACGGATATGACCTCGTAGCCGTGCCGCCATTCGTCACCGCGCCGGAATAGTTACCGGCCCGTTTAGCAAAAACCCAGAAGCCAATTGTTATTGGTTGCGCGGAGGCCGATCCCCAAGCGAGGCGGGCAATTCGGTATCCTTCGATACGATTGGAAACGGTGCAGCGATCCGCTGCGCCGGGCGCTGCATTGGCTGTCGTGACGTTGGCAACAAGCACATAGTTAAATCCCGGTAGTCCGCCGCCGCCGATATAACTTTGCATAACCTGCGCGCCAATCGACGAGAGCGCCCAACTGTCGCAGATATATCGTGCTAATCCAGAGACACTAACGGCGTTAGAGACGCCTAGCTCCTGACTAACTTCCGTTGAACCGTTGACCTGCAAACCTGTGTAGGCCAGCGCGTCAAATGGCGCGGCAAAAATGTTCTGCCGCGCCTGTTGTTGCTGCGCGGCGGTGAATGATTGTGCCGCATTGACGCGAACCGTTGCCGTATCGAACGGATGAATATGGTCCTGGCGCGCAAACAACAGCGACGTACCAACCGCCGCCGTGCCGTCCATGAGCGGCGGCACGGTCGCGGGCGCGCCCGCGCCATCCGCGCCCGCCGGACCCGTTGGCCCCGTTGGTCCTTGCGGGCCGACTAGCCCTTGCGGGCCGGTTGCACCCGGCGGTCCCGGCACCGTTGAATCCGCACCCGCTGGCCCCGTTGCGCCCGGCGGGCCGGTCGCACCGGCGGTTCCTGGGTTGCCTTTCGGTCCTAATGGTCCTTGCGGCCCCGGCGGCCCTTGTGCCCCTGTTGGCCCCGGCGCTCCTTGTGGTCCTTGTGGCCCGCCCGGCGTTCCCGGCGGTCCCGGCGGCCCTTGCTCGCCCGCGATGATCGTCTCGACGTCATCCGGCGACAACACGACGACAGGCGGTTGCGGATCGGTAATGGCAACGTCGGATGAGGTCGTGATTTCCACTGTGCTCATTATCGTGTCGGCCCGGCATTGTTGGTCAATGTGCCACTCCAGATTTTCGTCTTGAAGCCGCCGCGCGTCATGATGTTGGAGTGGTCAAAACTGCCGAGGCCGAGGCGCTCGAGCGCATCCTGTCGGATCATGACCGTAAAAAGCCCGTTGACCGGATCAATCAAAACAATCTCGCCGGTATCTGTGGCGAGGCGCATTAACGCCTCGACGTCCGCGGCGTGGCGGCGGAGCATCATTTCCATTGAGGCGCCGGTAATATCAATCGGCGTCGCCGCTGACGACATGACATACTGGAACGTGCGGTAGAAATCCGCGTCGTTGGTCACGGTGATGTTGACGATCGCCATTGTTACGCAAGCACGTTGGAGATCGCGGCAAACGCCGCGTCGACTTGCGCCTTGGTCGTAACGGTGCCGCCGTCGACGCCGGCGACCATGTTGCTTTCGCAGGTGAAACAGGATTGCACAAATGTCGCCATTTGCTGCAAGACGTGCGCGAGTTGCGATTCGTTCAACTGGATAAACGTGCCGTCGGCCAGTTTCCAATCGGTGATATGGCCGGGGTTTGCCACCGCATAATCATGCGCGCTGCTGACCGTGTTGCGCGAGACCGGATCGCTTAGATACGGCTTGCCGCCGATGGTCACGCCGCCGCTTGCCTTTCGATAGCGCGCATCGGCGGCGTAATATTTCAGGTTGGCGAACATGCCGTATCCCGTCAGCACGTCTTGCAACGCCGCGTCGGTCTGATTGCCCGCCGCGTCGCGCGGCCATGCCGTCGGCACGTTGCCGAGCGTCGTCCAGTCCGTATAGCCGGAATCGCTCGCGTCGACGGTCGCCTCAAGCGGGCCGGAATACACCCGCCCGTCATCGGCGAGCCAGTACCATTGCGAGGGGACAAACGGCGCGCTCATATCAGACTCCCTTTATGCGTATTCACCGTTGCCGGTGCTCGGTGAGATCGTGCCCGCGATACTGCCGGGCAAATAATTGATGCCCGCGCCTAATGTCGTGATCGTGCCAAAGCCGCTGATGTTGAATTTTTTCCCGGTCGCAGCACCGGAAAAGCCGATGCCGCCGGGCGTGTAATTGCCGCCATAGACGTTGACAAATGAACTGGAAAAACCTGGCGTGCCGACCAGGCTGACGCTGTACGGGCCATTCGTGCAAGTGAACACCGAGGCGGGCTGAACGACGATATGGTTAGGTGCGTTGCCGGCAATCGTGTAGGCGCCAACGCACCAGCATTGGCCGTTGGTCCAGAAATGCGCGACGCCGCACGCCTGGAACGTCCCGCCGCGGTGCATGATGATCGCCTGGCCGCCGACCTGGAACGCAACGCCGGTGTTGGTCGTCACGCCATCGGTCCCGGCGCTGTAGGTGCCGCCGACGATCGTGACTTGCGCGCCTTGGTTGATATAAAAACAGCAACCGTTTGTGGCGTTGACGGTCGCCGCGGTCATGTCCCACACGACCGACCCCGCGCCGTTCTGCCCGGCATACAAACCGGCGGCATAGACGCCGGGCGTTGCCGGCGCGCCGGTCACTGTAAAGGTGCCGGTACACTTGAACGTCAGCGTATGCTTGAGGTTGAGGTCGAACCGTTGCTGCCCGTAATTGTTTGCCGCTTGCAGCGTTTTGAACGGCTTGCCCGTCGTGCCGTCGGCGGTCGTGTCGTCACCCGTCGTTGCGTTGACAAATATTGTCTGGTCGGCCTGGAGCTTGATGACGACGCCGCCATCATCGGTGCCGGACGTCTTGTGGATCATGCCGTAAATGGCCTTGAGCAATTGATCCATCAACGTGTTAGTCGGGTCGACGCACGGCTGGTTGTTGTAGTCAATCAGGGCATTTTGCGCGGCGTACGCGATGACGTTGACGACCTCGCGCTGGTCGTACTCGATGCTTTCCGCCGGCGGAATCGAACCCTGAATCCCGGCCGCCGGGTTGCCGTTGACATAGCCGGCGTTGGTGTCGCTCACGCCATACGGCTGATTATATTTCATCGCGTCCTCGTTTTACGGTGTCCCGGCCAGCGGATCGCCGGGGTTTTCCAAACCCGAATAGTCAAAGATGATTTGCGTGTGCGCCGGCTTCCAGCGATTGAGCAAGCACTCAAGATCGTCGGCGAGCCCGATCCGCAAATGCGGATCGACGCCGCATTGCCCGCTGGTGCAGCGAAACCAGACAAGCTTTGCGATGCCGACATGCACGGTCCAGTAAAAGCGGTTGGTATCGGGACCGAGGCCGTAATACGGCCATTCGGAGAGGTCACCGTTTTTCACCGGCGCGTCGCCGAGCGCGTTCATGATCGGGACGCCCCACTCGTTCCGCATCGGATCGGGCGGAACGACGCCGGTCACGCGCGCGTCGCCGACGCGGTCGATGCCGACAACAAACGTGCGATACTCGGTAATGCTTATCGTGTAACCGATCATCGCGGCGACACTGATAAAGAACTCGCGCGATTGCGCGCCGAGCATGGTCATCCGCATAATCAATGCGAGATGCCGCTCCTCGATGGATTGCGGCGCGGTGTAGCAGGGATCGGGCAGGCCCCAGGCGCGCTCCCAATCCGGCAACAAATCAAAGGTCGTGCGCGGGTCGGATTCGATTTCCAGCAAATCGGCGGCGCGGCGGTCAACGTCGCCCCATATTTGTGCGAGGCCGCCGAGGAGCGTCATCAATGTCGAGTCGTATTCGCGCGGCCAGGCCGGCCCGGTCGGCAACAGCGCCGCGAGCGGATCGACGTAGTCGTCGCCGCTCCGTCGCACGTGCCTGTCGGTCATGCGTAATAAATGGTTTCCAGCACCGCCATGTAGCCGGGCGCCGGCATGACCGCGTCGTCAAAAATTAGGTTGTGATGATCCTCGCCGACCGCGTTGGATATCGCCTCGTCCATCCATGAGCGGAAAATCGTTTGCCCCGGCGCCGCCCTGGCGAACAGCATGGCGCGAATGGATTGCTCGATCGCCGCGCGTGTCGCCGCGTCGTCAATGGCAAGATCGGTGATGGTCAGGTCGAGGAATTGCTTGATCGGCGCCAGCACATAGCAATCCTTGACCGTGACCGGCCGCTTTTGCTCGATGTAGGTATTGACCGCGATAATGTCGTCGGGCGTCGGCCAGCCGTCATCGTCGGCGCGCAAGTCGTCCATGAGGAACCGCACCGTAATCGTGCCGACGCCTTGCTCGCCCGCCGCCCAGGCGCGCGTCACGCCGGGCACCTGTTTCGCCCATGCAACATAATCGTACTCGGCGCCGCCCATTGGCGGCTGCTGGATGCGCTCAAGCACGCGCTCGCGGAGCTCGTCGTCGCTTTCGACGTCAACGCCGCCATCCATTTCGACGACGGTGACGGTACCGTCGACGCCGGCGATCGCGTTGACAAAGGCGAGGCTCGATCCCTCGTCGAGATTGCCGGCAATGCCGGGATCGACGGCGCGGACGTCGACCGGCGTCGGATCAGACCCGACGGTAATTTGTGCAAGCGTCTCGTAGAGGACGCCGCCGGATGCCGTGGCGCCGGTCAATTGCGAGCCTTGCGGCAAGATACTGCCGTTGATGCCGGTCGCGGTGACCGAGCCGGATGCGAACGTCGCGGCCTTGCGTCCGTTGCCCGGCAACCATATCGCGGCGTGGCGGTCGAGCCATTCCGTCTCCGCGGTGTCGGGCAACAATTGCAACGCCAGCCAATCAATATAAAGCAACACGAGATACGCGAGCCCGGCGTTGCCGTCGGACAAAACGCGCAAGACGCTATTCGGGACCATCGCCGCCGAATGTAGGCGCGCGGTGATGTAGTCGCGGTTTTGCTTGCGGACGTCGTCGAGGCTCGGCGTCGACCAGGGCATTTACTGTCCGATCTCGTTCCAGAGGGCTTGATAC